TGCCGCACAACCTTTGTTGGGCCAAGGATGGGAGTTTCAAGCTCTCGCCGCCTGTGCGATCGGCGGGGGGAGCATCTACGGCTATGAAGGATCTTTGATCGGTGCGTTTTTGGGGCTTGCAACGATGCAGGTTCTGGCGAACGGCTTGGTCGCAGTCGGCATGTCGCCTTATCTGCAAATGATCGTCATCGGAGCGGCGTTGTCATTGGCAATGTTCCTTGATGCGCGTCGCAAAATTAAATTAGACATTATGGAGGAATCTCAGATATGAAAAAGACCAGGCTTTTTCTTATGGTTGTGCTGGTGCTGGCAGCTTGCTCTACCAAACCTGAGCCACAGCCGACTGCCGTTATTACGGAGGAGGTGTTACCCACAGAGACATCGGAACCGACTAACCGCGACCTGCAAGGAGGCAACCCGTTCCGCATGGTCGTGCCGAACAATCAGCATCCCATCGTAAGGATCATGATGCTGGGCTTTTTTGAGGCGTGCGAGGACTATGACGTGGACTGCGTGATGGCCGGGATCGATTACGTCGATATTTCGGCGCTGATCGCTCGGGGCGAAGAGTGCATCAGCCTCGGATCATCGGGCGTGGTCTATTACCCCGATGGTTTCCTGTACGAAAACATGCGCGACATCATGGGATCGGGAATCCCGATCGTTGGGTTTCACATCGCACTGGATGACGAGCTCGAGGGCGACATCGCGAATTCCTGGGTTGCGCCGAATTCGGTTGATTATTCCGAGCGTGTGGCCGATATGATGGCCGAAAAGCTGGAGTGTAAAGGACCGATCGCAACCACGTTCTTCGGGCCCAACGACATCGAAACGCCCGCGGTGAATGCTTTTACAGCACGTATGGAGGAGCTCTGTCCGGGGATCGAAGGGTTCCCGCCCGAAGAGGAAGGCGGGGAACCCGCAGCGGCCATCGCCAAAGCGGCGGCGATCCTGACTGCACATCCCGACATCACCGGGGCTTACTCGACGACAGGTGCGGGCTCGACAACGTGGGCGACCGCCTTACGAGATGCGGGCAAGGAACCGGGCGATGTGATGGTCGTCAGCATGGATTATTCGGAGCAGAACCTAGACTGGTTGAGCCAGGGATGGGTTTATGCGATTGTGGGTCAACCGCTTTATGAAGAAACCTATCGAGCGGTTGAGCTCCTAGTGGATCTGCTTCACGGTGAGGAAATCCAATTCGCAAATTGGTATCCCGCACCAATCATCCTGGCCGAAGATGTTGACAAATACTACGCTTATGGTGAACGGGTAAGGCAGCGTTGGAAGTAATGTTTATCGATCCCGACGAATATATCATCATCATGGATCTGAACAACCGCATGGAAGATGTGGCATTGACGCTTGATGAGATGAAGATGCTCAAAAGTGCCGGTGTGAAAACGATCTATTTCCAAGCTGCAGTTCGTTGGGACATCATGCAGCCCAGCGCGGATGCGCCGTTAGACTGGTCGATCCTCGATGCGTTTGTGGAGAACATGAGTCGCGCTGGGCTGAAAGCACTTATTCCTTTTGTTTATTCGATACCGGGATGGAAGCCGGACAGCTACTTTTACAGTCGAGAAATCCGCGGGCAGGCTTACGGCGTGCCGAATTATGAAAATGTGGAACTTGCCGCCGAGTTAGATGAGTTCATTGAAGAGATCATCGATCGCTATCAAGGCGATGAAGTTCAGGTGATCTATGCCATCCCCGCAAATGGGGAATTCGCACTACATCTTTTCCCGGCACATGGTCGTATGGATTACCCGATGGAACTGTTCACATCGTGGGTTGTGGATCGTCAGAGATTAATGGAACTGCAACATGGAGAGATCTGGACGGCTTACCATCCGTACACAGACCCGGAGTATTGGTCGCCGGTTTATGGTGCGTTATTCAGCGCATTTCCATTCGCAAAGCATTATGGGATCATCTTTACCTATGTGCAACATATCGGGAGAAAACACATCAGAGAACGCATCCAAGAAAATCAAAAATGGGAAGCGATGACTTACTTCGCCGGGACGGAGTACATACAGGGGATGCGCGAAAACGTGCCGATTTTGAAAGCGGGCGGCGCGCGGATGTTCACCGCACCGAAACACAATTTTCAGAAGCATCGCAAGATCGAGCCCTGGATGCTTGAAGAGATCGAATGGGCGATCAGTCAATATGCCTGAATTTATTTATCTCTGCCCAGAAGGACATGAAAGGGAAGTCGAAGTCAGGATGCTATACAGTACCGCAATCCTATGTGACTGTGGACTGGTGATGCACAGGAAACCGAACGTTCCGATGGTGAACTGGGGAGGGCTCAGACCTAGCCATGGCGAGCTTGCACCGGCCATCAAACGACACATTGAGGATGCACCAAGAAAACAGGATCGTATTCAAGCAGAAGTGGAGGCCAAAAAATGAGCGACGTGGAATATGTTGTCAAGATGGGGTTTACTTACAACGGCAAGAAATACAAACCCGGTGATCTTTGGGAGCCCGAAGGCTTCAAGAACGATCAGACCTTGATCAGCACAGATCGCTTTGTGACACCAGTTGAAAAACAGGCCGGGTCACGCAGGGGCAAGCCTTTAGGGTCTTCAGCTAAACCACCTGAGAACGGTAAACCTGGCCTGAAACCACGATACCGTGATGCGCTGATGTGGATCATGTATTATGAGGAAGATTTGCCTTATGAACACATCGCCGAAGTGTTCGGCGTCGCGGAGAGCACTGCCAGAGCTGGCATTTCACGCGAGAACAAAAGGAGAAAGTAGCATGGCAATAACTAGAATACGAAAAGCTGGACTTATCCCGGCCGGATTTCAGGTGATGAGCCTCGCAAATTCAACCGCCGTGGCGATCAACAGCACAGTCCAAGATGCATCAGTTTTGTTTATTTCAGTGGAAACAACCGATGCCAGGATGCGATCCGACGGGACCGATCCGACCAACAATACCGGTGTGCTGTTCACCAAAGCACTAGCACCGTATGAACTGGACGGCTATGACGGGACTTCAATACTAAAGTTCTGTCGTTCAGGTGGGGCAGGTACGTCTACCGTTTCGATCATGGGATATAAGCACGCTGGAGATGTCTAGTGGAGGATGCGCGCATCTTTGTTGCAGTTCCTTATTATGGCACGATCTGGCCGCGGTTTACGAATAATCTGATCGCGCTGATCGTTCATCTCTGCAATGTTGGGATCGATAAGCATTTCTATGATTCCTGTGATGGGATTTCACTGCATCGTGCGCAGAACGGGCTTGTGTGCCGATTTCTACGAAGTCCTTGCACACATATCTTTTTCCTCGAACAAGACATGATCATCGAGCCAGAGCTGCCCTTGAGGCTGGCCGAGCATGATCTGGACATTGTTGGTGCAGGTTATACCCACAAGCACGTCGCGCCGCAGCCGCATCTTTATCAATACAAGCGCAAGGATGAATTTGGCTACATCTACGACAAAATCGAGGAATTTGAGGATGGGCTCGTGGAAGTGGACGCGACGGGGAGCGGAGCGCTTTTGGTCAAGCGTGAAGTCTTTGAAAGTCTCATCCCAAACTGGCTCGAGATCGACGAAAAGAGCTTCGAGGGACCGGAGTGGTTTTCTTACCGCGAAAGAGGCACAACTGATTTCTTCTTTTGCAGAAAAGCTAAGGAGGCAGGATACAAGATTTACGTAGACACGACATTACACGCTATTCATCTTAGATTGGGTGAGGCCACCTGGGATCAGTGGCTCAGAATGAAAGAAAAGGAGAAAGAAAATGGCAATCTCACAAAGTGATCTTCTTTACAAGCTGACAGGAGCCGCAACGCACAACGCAGCTCAATCCGATCCGGATGCTTCGCTCGGAAGTTATCGGGCATCAAACGATGTCGGTGCTGGGGATAACAACCTATTCGATGATGTGACGGGCGATGAGGCCTCGTCGGGCGACACGGAATATCGAGCGGTGGGTTTTTTGAACAATCACGGATCATTGGCGCTGACAAGCGGCAAGGTCTGGATCCAAACAGACACCGGTAATGCTGAGGATGATATTTCGTTTGATGTTGAAGAACCTTCTGATGAAACCACGGGAAGCATTCAATCGATTGCCAATGAAAGCACCGCGCCAACAGGCCTTGGTGGATGGTCCGATGCCACAAGCAAGGCAACGGGCAAGGATTTCCCGGGGACAGGATCGGATCTTGCGGCGGGCGATTGGTTCGGACTCTGGCTTCGTCGGCAGATTTCGGCCAGTGCATCAGCGCAGTCAGCAGAGAGTGTGACGATGCGCTGCGAGGGCGATACCGCAGCTTAGAAGGGATTTGCAATGCTTATAGAAAACGATGTCCGCTTGATGCGGCGTATTCTGGTCATGCGTCAATTCAAGGAGGATTATTTGCCCATTGTCCAATATTTGCAGGACAAAGGGATCCAAATGGTCCTCCCTGATGATCAATCCAAAGAGCAGAAAAAGAATTTTACGCGCAAGCTGCCAGAAAGTGACAAATGGCTTGCCGATAAGTTTGGCTGCATCTTCCTGATTCACTATTCGGAGCCTATTTTTCTCAACAGTATGTGGGCCAATCCTCGAACGCTTTATATTCGACTTGTTGAGGAAATTCCTGAATTGGGTGAACTCGGGGTGATTCATTATCACCCCGCGGGATTAGATATTGATGAGCTCCGAGCAAAAGCCGAAAAGGATCATTTCAAATATCGAAAAGTATTTCCCTTGAATCCAGATGATGATGAGGTAAAGGTAATTGCGACCGTGAGAGAATAATGGCTAATCCAGCCGCAGAAATAAGGGCCAAGGTAAAGGCCAAATATCCAGATGCGGAGGTATTTGAGCGAAAAGAAAAATCGCTCAAGCACAGCATTCCGTCTATTCCTGGTCGCTATGTGCTGGACTGCTCCATCGGACCGCTTCACTACGGGGCAAGTTTCGACCAGGAAATCGACACCGCGTGGCAGGCTGGAACCGCACCTTGGGATTACGAGATGATCAAGGCGGGCTACAATGCCTATGCCTTGTCCAATTTCTCTTATGGGCAGGTTGTCAAATATGTTGACCCCAACAGCGGCCAGAGCATCGCCTTTCAGCCCCTACAGCTTCAATACACGAATGACCTAGATCAAATCCAAGCAATTGCCGATCCACAATCTGTTGAGGCATCTGTTGATGATGATGCTTTATATTGGACGGGTGCTTTCGGCAACGATATAGATTTGCGCTGGCAGGCACAAACTACCCGCTTAGATAAGCGTCTGATTATCCAGAACTTAGCGGCCTTGCCAATTCCAGAGCAATATATCTTAGATGGCGGTAATCCATGTCTTAAATTGGAATTTATTTTTCAAAAATCCAACGATCTTGAGATTTATGTAAATGATATAAAGTGGAACGAAAATCCCAACAATCCAGTAGAAACATCAGGGTATGTAGAATTTCGCCAGAAATCAACACAAAAAACACTTTGGCATTTCCAGCTTCCGAAATCTAATGAAAGCGATAATCCCGAAGATGAAGAATATGAGCCAACTGAACTAATAGGAATTTTCAGGCTTTATAAACAAGGCCCATATCTATTTGTTCAACATCGCATTCCTTTGGATTGGATTCAATCTGCTGTTTACCCAATCGAGATTGATACGACAGTTGATAAAACAATTGCCGAAGGTGCAGACGATTCAAGAGAATCCAGCACAGGAACTTGTGATCCTACGGCAAGCTATACAATAGTTGATTATACAAACGAATTCGTTGCATTTTGCTGGCGAGGTATAGTTATTCCATCGGGAGCATCAATAATTACAGCCACAATTGATGCGTATGTCTATCACGCAAATTATGATGAGCCAGATCATAATGTATATTTTGAAGATACTGACGACCCGGCTGCGTTCGTGGCTGATTATTATGATATTTCTGGACGAACCCCAACTTCTACAAGTATTAAATATTCTAATGAGGGTTTGGGAGGCCCTGGCTGGCTTTCGGAATTAGCGGAAGGAACAATTAATGTCACAACAATTATTGAGGAACTTATTGGAACTTATGATTATTCCTCCGGCGCACCAATGCTCTGTATTATTCAGGGTAGTGAAAATACCCTTAGAGATTTAGGTGTTTATTTATACGATCAAGATAGTTCTTATGCCGCCAAACTCCATATTGAATATTCTGCTGGAGGGGCAACAGTAAATCAAGATCTCGCTGCTCAATGGGATATTGCCGAAAACGTCAACAAGGATTTAACTGCCCAATTTGATCTCTTGAATTTGGTATATCAAGATCAAGCCTCTCAATGGGACATCTTCTCTCTTGTAAATCAGGATAAGCAATTTCAGTGGGATATTGCCGAGCTCGCTTATAAAGATTTAGCGCTTCAGTGGGATCTCTCCGGCATAGTCAATAAAGATTTGTCTCTTGCCTGGGATCTCTTTAATCTCATCTATCAAGATCAAGCCTTCCAATGGGATCTGGCCGAACTTGCGACTAAAGACCTCGAATTGCAATGGGATTTATTTGGTGCGATCAATAAAGAATTAACTCTTCAATGGGATTTATTCAACTTTGTTAATCATGACTTATCCGCAGATTGGGACATCTTTGTTTTAGCCGCCAATTCCCAGACTTTCCAATGGGATATGGCCCAGATTGCGAATCTCGATCTTGTGCTTGTCTGGGATATGTCGGGCGTGGTGCATCAAGATTTATCTTTGCTTTGGGATCTGGCGCAACTGGCAAGCAACGATTTGGCTCTTCAGTGGGATTTGCTCAATTCCGTTTATCAAGACAGCGCTTTGCAATGGGATATTTTATCGTTCGTCAATCAGGACGTGACCCTAGTTTGGGATATAGTCGGCTCGGTCTATCAAGAGCTTCAGCTCGAATGGGACATTGCGGAGCTCGTCAGCCAAGATCAGTCTTTACAATGGGACATCCTCATTGTGGTCGAAAAGGATCAGTCCTTGGTTTGGGACATCCTTTCAATGGTCAACAAGGATCAAACACTCGAGTGGGATATTGTTAATCTTATCAACAAAGACCTTGAGATTGTATGGGATATTTTAGGTGCTGGTGTTTATCAAGACTTAACGCTCCAGTGGGATCTCCAAAATCTGATCAACAAGGATTTGACGGCTTTATGGGATTTATTCGTCCTGGCAAATCGGGATCAATCTTTTGCGTGGGACATCGCCGAATTAGCAAACAATGATTTGATTCTGCAGTGGGACTTGACGGAGCTTGCCATTAGTGATCTGACGGCTCAATGGGATATTTTCCTTGTTGCGAATAAAGACCAATCATTCGCTTGGGACATCGCCCAACTCGTGAACAACGATCTTGTCCTTCAGTGGGACATCTCCCAGCTTGCCAGTCAAGATCTGTCGCTCGTCTGGGACATCATCGGTGGGGTTTACCAGGACTTGGCGCTTCAGTGGGATCTGCGAAATCTCACGAATAAAGACTTGACGCTTGAATGGGATTTATTGAACGCAGTCTATCGAGAGCAGTCTTTGGTATGGGACATCTTCAATGTTGTCAATCAGGATATTGAATTAATCTGGGATATGGCCCAATTAGCCTATGAGGATTTGGCAATCGTTTGGGATATTGGAGTTGGGGTTTACAAAGATATTGATCTTCAATGGGATCTCTTAAATCTTGCCAGCAAGGATCAATCTATAACTTGGGACATTCGCCAACTTGCAAACAAAGACCTCGATCTCGTTTGGGATATTCTAGCTGCGGGCGTCTATCAGGACATGGCTCTTGTTTGGGATATTCTGAGCTTCGCCAATGCCGATCTCGATCTTCAATGGGATATTCTAGGAACGATCAACAAAGACCTTGATGCTCAATGGGACATCGGGGCTTTGGTTGAAAAAGATATAACAATTACTTGGGATATAGCGGGATTGGCAAACAGGGACTTGACCCTTGTTTGGGATCTCAGTGGTGTTATTTATCGGGATTTGTCTATTGTCTGGGATATAGCGGAATTTATCAGTAAAGATCTGGAGCTGCATTGGGATATTCTTACATCCATAGAAAAAGATCAGGATTTTGTCTGGGATATTGCCCAACTAGCGAACAGAGATTTGAGCCTTCAATGGGATCTTGCGGAACTCATCAGCAAAGACTTAGATGCCCAATGGGACATTCTAGTTACGATTGAAAAAGATCAGGAGCTTACCTGGGACATCCTGATAATCGTTAATAAAGACCAAGATCTTATTTGGGACATATTTGAGCTGGCTGGCAGTAGTCAGACACTGGTTTGGGATATGGATCAGTTGATGAATAAAGATTTAACCTTGGTGTGGGATATTTTTGTGCTATATACAGGGATTGTTGATCTCACGCTTTATCCGCGATCTTTTGATCTTACACTTGATGAACGTTCTGTCACATTGATCCTGGATGAAAGATGAGGCCTGAATGCCCGCAATAGTATTGCAAGGTGGATATATGGGCAACGACATATTTCGTATCGAAGATATTGTTCACACTACGCGCCGGTTTCGCAAAGTGGATTATAACCAATGGAGGGCGGCAAATCCATCGGCCACCAAGGAGGACTTAGAAGAATTTTTGGGTTATGCCATACTGCTTCCGAACTGCCAACTTCATATTCGAGTTTGGGAACTTGAAAACGTGGATTTGGGCGGTTATCCATTGTTGGGTGTGACTGTGGCAAGGCCGGGTATCCCGATTGATCCACCGCCAACACTTGAAGAGGGTCCAATAAGCCCGTCGGATTTTAACGAATGACGACTGTATTTACTAATTCTCCTTCAACATTAGACTTCGAAGAAAACAATCTTAACGATTGTGATTCTACCTATACAACTGGCACTGGTGTGGTAGATACGGTCAGCTCGCCAGCGCTTGAGGGAAGCTATAGTTTTCGAGGATATACAACATCGGGCTCATCAGGAGATGTGGCTTTTGGATGCAAAAATATCACGAATCCCGCGAATGACAAAATATATGTTTATTTCCTTTTACAGACAACCGGACACGGTAACTGTAGTTATGACTATTGCTGTCTGTTGGCCGGCATCAATGAATATGCCGGGAGCACAGATGGTGGAAGTATGTATATAGGGCTTCATCTCGATCCTCAAGGGGATACCATAAGAATGAGAGCCCACGATAGCGCTGATTATCAAGAATGTGGAATAGAATATTCGATCAGCGAAGACACGGAATATGAGATCGAATTTCTTTATGATTGGTCTGGAACCAACGTTTATGTTGAGTTGTGGATTGATGGCGTTAGCATAGGAGATTGGACGGGGAGTGGAAAAAGATCCGAACTAACGTCTCCTGTTCTTAACTTCGGAGTAGGTGCTTATAACTGGCATGTTGGTTCCTATTCGACGACTTACTTTGATGAAGTTCAAGCCGAAGATGCCAGGATCGGCGGTCTGGCTCAGGTCTATCAAGACCTGAGCGCTCAATGGGATCTGGCCGAGATTATCAATAAAGATCTGGCCGCCCAATGGGACCTCTTGAACGCGGTTGATAAGGATCAAGCACTTCAATGGGATATTTTGAGCCTCGTCAACAAGGATCATGCTCTTCAGTGGGATATTGCGGAACTTATCTATCAAGATCTCACCCTTGTTTGGGACATGGAAGGTGTTATTCAAAAGGATTTATCACTTGCTTGGGATGTCTTTGGGTTAATCAACAAAGATTTAGCTGCAGAATGGGATTTGTTCAGCTTAGTGAACAAAGACCATGTTCTAGCATGGGACATCTTCGGCCTAATCAATAAAGACTTATCGCTCGTGTGGGATATGGAAGGGGTTGCCTATAAGGATTTGGTTGTTGTTTGGGATATGGAAGGTGTAGTTAACAAGGACTTAATTCTTGTGTGGGACATAGAAGGTGCTGTCAACAAGGATTTGATACTGCAGTGGGATTTGTTTAATACGATCAATAAGGACCAGGCACTAACTTGGGATATTCTGGTAACCGCAAATCAGGATCAAGTGCTGAACTGGGACATTGCAGAATTGGCAAATAAAGACCTAGGTTTGCAGTGGGATTTGTTAGAGTCAGTGAACAAAGATTTAACGTTAGCATGGGATATTGTTGGATTATTTGCCAGTATTGTGACATTAACTTTAGATGATCGTTCTTTTGTTCTCGATTTATATGAGCGATCATTTGTGCTGACCCTGGAGGAAAAATGACCGTAAGACATGTCAAAGAAAATCCACATAAACAGGGCGAAGACGAAAGGGTCGCTTATGTCTTGGACACGACCAACTGGGGCGGTTATTCAAGTGATGCAACTTGTGTCTTGAAAGACAGTACCGGTGTAAATATTTCGGAGACCAATCTTTCGGGAACGATTGACACGACAGGGGTTTTGATCACTTCGCCCTTGGTCATTGGCTTGACTGCAGGCGAAGATTATCGGCTAGAGTTCAAATGGGTTTATAGCGGCAACACCTTGGAGGCGTGGCTGGACATAGAGGCTGAGGAGTGACCATGGCGATAAGAGACGATTCCTATGGTTCGGTAGATGAGGTCGTTGCACTCACCCGGCGTTTGCTCGAAGGCGAATCAACCTTCAATACGCGCACGGTCCCGACTGGTACGGAGGTTGAGAAGTTCATTGATCGAGCGAGTGCAACGATGAACGTAGCCCTGGAAAGGGCGGGCTTTTCCACGCCAGTGACCAACACGACCGCTAAACTTCTGATTGACGATTGGGTGGTTGCTCGCTCCGCAGAATATGTCGAGATGACGAGGGGCGGGATCGGCTTTACAACCGCGCAGGGTACGCGCATTGTGGCAATCAAGGAGCTGCACAAAAAAGCTAAGGAGTTTGTGAACGAAAATTCGCTGGGCTTCAAGCGTCTTGGCGTGGGTGTGGACCACAAGACCAGCGAAGGGCTGGCGTTCACAGCGCTTGATGCACAGGCAGATCGAGCGGATCCCGACGACAGCGATCTTGAGCAGCCCAAATTCAAGCGCGGTTTGTTTGATGTGTAAGGGTTATCAATGGCATACGAAGACGGCGAAGAACTGATTGAACTGCGACTTCACGCATTGGCAACCTTTGGGCCAAACAATGTTGCGCGTGGAAATTACGACATCCTTAACAAGGGCAAATCCGATCATTATGCCATCCTCAGGCCGGGGCCTTTTCGATTAGCGTGGGATTCGCCAACCGTCTATCGCGCCTACTGGACCACGGTGATCGAGATATGGCAGTCATGGAAAAACTATACGACAAGCTACACCGATCTTTTGAAGTGGCATAAGGAAATTGTCGATGGGTTGTTGCCTTACAGATTTTTAGGTGATTCGGATGTTGTACTTGATGGCAACCCGCGATCAAGTGCTGAAATCATGGAGATGTGGATCACAGACGGAGCCCCGCAGTGGCTCCGGGTGGAGGTGAACATTGAGTGGCAAGAGCAAAATGAAGTCGCGTTCGCCGAGTAAGCCACCGGCGAAGCTCTTGGCAGATTTGGCCGAGGCCGAACGCTGGGAGCGGCACTTCAGCGAACAGGGCCAGGGTAATACAGCATGGCATCGAACCGCAGCTCGTCTAAGGAACGAGCTGGCGAAATACGAAGAAAAGGAGCAGGCAGATGGCGAATTTGTTGTTTAAGGATATGGGAATCAAGATCGACGACAGCACGGGCGCGCTGGTAGACATCACGGCACACGTCAACAGTCAAGGCCTTACTGGAGCCCTCAACATCCTCGAGGACAGTGCGCTGAGCGATGAAGAGCGCACCTATCTTCCAGGCATGGCCGGGGCGACCATCGATTTGAATGGGTTTCTCAACTCGACCACAGATGGGATTTTCGGCCCGCTTGTAGGAAACCGGACATCCATCACCAAAACGGTTCAGTTTCAAGCCTACGCCAATCGTTATTACAACGGTGAGGTTTTTGTGACCGCACCCGCGTATTCAGGCGCATCCGATACCCTGGAGACATGGAGCGCGAGCCTTACGTTTTCAGGAGCGGTGAACCGAACCAGCGTGGCTCTGTCCTGATGGCCGAGTTCAAGAACGAACAGCACGGCGTTGAGTTTTCCGTACCGGATCATATCCTCGTTCGCACTCAACTCGCGTATTTCAGTGCGATCAGTGAAGCATTCGGGCAAGAGATGTGGATCAGACATTGGGAGGGAGCTTTGCAGGTCATCAATGGATGGAAGTGTGATCAGTGGCCCGATCCCAAAGAGATCGACATTGATAAGGAAACAGATCCCGCTTTGACAAGGCTTATTTTGTGGGTTGGCACGAAAGTCCTGACTCACATGAGCGGGCTTGACGCCATTCCAAAAAACGTATAAAGGCGGCGGTTGACACCTTCGATTTGGGAACAGAACCGCCGCCAGCGTTGAAACTCCGCTGGCGCTGTCTTGAATATCAAACCTTACCAAAGGACGGAGGCTACTTGGACCAGGATGCTGCGCTGATGGCCGAGATGACCGCATTAGGGAATGTGTACGATACGGTGAGATATTTGCGCGGGTTGAAAGGCGCGGAGATCCACCGCTTGACTCATTCCCAACGTCGGTTACTTGGGTATCTAAGAAAAGAAGGTTTCATCTAATGCCCGGCAATGAAGTTCAACTAATTATTAAAACTATAGATGAGACGCGTAAAGGCACGAAATCCGCAATAGATAATTTAAATTCTCTTGCCAAAACTGCACTGCTTACGGGCGTCTCCTTTATGGGTATGAATATCACAGTTAAAAAGGCTTTTGAATGGGCTGAGCAGGGCGCGGTCATCACACAGACACGGGAATCCTTTGATCTCTTTCTTGAAAAAGTAGGCGTTGCTCCCGATTTGCTTGACGATCTGCGGTCAGCATCACGCGGGACGATCAAAGACATTGATCTGATGTCGGCGACGATGACGCTCGCCGCGGGCGCAGAGGAAGAGCTTGCTCAGGCTCTTGTCAGCGCAACACCTCAGCTCATGGAAATCGCCAAGGCTGCTAACAAACTAAATCCTGCTCTTGGCGATACAAACTTCATGTACCAGTCCCTCGCAACGGGCATCAAGCGAGCGTCCCCGCTTATTTTGGATAACCTCGGGCTCACGATCAAGGTCGGTGAGGCCAACGAAAAGTACGCGGAAAAACTTGGCAAAACCTCCAAAGAACTGACCGCCACCGAGCAGAAGATGGCGCTGCTGAATGCGGCCATTGAGGCTGGCGGGACGCTGATCGAACAGGCGGGCGGTACGACCGAAAGCGCAGCGGATACGTATGCTCAATTCAAGGTCACGATAGGCGAGATTACCGATGCGTTCAAAGTTGCTATTGCCGAAGGAATAACACCCGCAGTTGAATCTCTAAATGATTGGATCAAGACGGTACAGGAAGCCCAAAAAGCCTCCAAGCAGGAAACGGATGAGCGCTGGAACTCCATTGAAGCACTTGAAGAATGGTCCGAATCACTTGAGGGTATCCCTGAGAGATATAGAGGAATAGCCAAAGAAGAAATTGACGCACGGATCAATGTCCTCAAATTCAAACAAACCCAGCAGGATCTCCATGATGTCAACAAGTTGGTGCGGGATTCTTTAGGTGAAGTAGAAGGCGGATTAGAGGCGGTTGGCGAGCAGGCAGGATTGACCGCCGAGGAGATCGAAGAGTTAGCTGAATCCCAGATCAAGGAGTTGAACTATCTCATCGGTGTCGAATTGGGGCAATCCATAGAAGATCATGAAGAAAAACTACGCGATCTTCAAGCAGAATACGATGAAGCCAAGAGTGCATTAGATGAATTTATCGCTAAATACGGCGATATTGAACGTGTGCCATCTTGGAAGACGGACGATCTCGAAGATTTACAAGGAGCACTTAAGGACAGTGAAAAAGCTCTTGAGGAAGAGAAAAAGGCTTGGCAGAGAAACACGCAAGAGATCCTTTTCAACATGGCCGCTAGAGCACTTGAGGCTTTACCGATTGATGTTCAGGCCGAAGCACTTGGGGCACTTGCCGAGCAGATGGGATTGATCGATGAGCCAACTCGTGAAGCGTGGGAAAACATGGGCGAGCTCACGCAACTTTTGGCCGCGGACAAGATCACGGTCGATGAATTTGCGACCGCCGTGGGCACACTGGACACGAAGCTCACGGACTTGCCAGAAGAGGTAACGCCTGAAGTCGCCCTTGAGATTACGGGGCTTGAGGATCTTGAACGGGCCTATTACATCCTTCGGCAGCTCGGCGTTGATATTCCCATTACGCTTCCAGAAACTCAGCGCAGACAGCAAGGTGGAACTTGGACTGTTCAAGGACCTCCAGGCGTTGATCGTGTTCCAGTATCTTTCTTTGCGACCGCGGGTGAACAGGTAACGGTCACACCACAGGGTCAATATGGTCCAAGCTCAAGTAGTATGAGCATTGGTGAAATTCATGTTCATGTCGGCGAAGGTGCGGATGGGCATGCGATCGCTCAGGAAATCTCATACGAGCTTGGGAGGATGGCTGAGCAAGCAAGAATGTCGGGCACTGGATATGTGGGAATATGACGACGACTTATATTGCAAAATTGACATACAAGAACAATGAACTTGATCTGAATTCAGGCAATTATAGACTTGGTCCAGACTTTGTTCCACCTTCGATTAATGAGGTGGTTCAAATTGGTTCTGGAACATCGGCTAATCGGTTAGGCGGTGGTCGCTTGATTAGTAAAAAGGCACAGGACCGTCGATGGGCATTTGGCGTTCACATTGATGGTACAAGCGACGCCGAGATCGCAAGAGCAGCGGGAAATCTTCAGTGGTATTTACATCAAGCGGGTGATCCGTCGAACCCTGTTTATTTTGAGTATCGTGCTAATTCTGATGTGGGTTTTGAACCCTTATGGGGCCAATACGGAGCGAACCTACGCTATGAAATTCTGAGCGGTAAGTTGTCATTATCGACGCAGTATGGCGTGGCGACCTTGCGTGGGATGGGCCTTCCGTCCTGCCCAGTCGAACTGGTGATCAAGCCCTTCGCCCTCGGTCTTCAACAGCGTTTGGGCTCGGCAGTTGGCGGGATTTTAGAAGACATCATTGGGACCACGGACGGAATCAGCCGAGGCACGATCATCCCCGAAGCGACCACCAATAAAATGACCAATCCGATCTTTGGCTATTCGACATGGAATAATGGATGGACGGCGACGAGCCTGACCGCGACTGAGAACACAGATCCAGCTTTTATCGCGCACGGAAAATCAAGCGCCAAGCTGACCGATCCGAGTGGTGGCGGGCAGTTCACACAGTCAATTGATGTCGGCAATACGAATGCACATGTATTGAGCTGTTACGCCAAGCTGCCGAATGGGGGAGTTATCAGCGCGACGCAGGCGCAGCTTTATTACGGATCGGCCAAGACGACAACTTATACCCTGATCGGAAATGGAATCTATCGCTTGACCGCGTCGGTAACAGGCATTGCCTCGGCAACAGCAACAGGAATAGAAATTAAGAGCGGTTATACCGTTTATACTGACGGTTTCCAGATCGAAGAAAAAGCCTATGCAACACCTCTCTGTCATGGTGATATGCTGGGCTGCTCATGGTCAGGAACGGCTCATGCCTCGACTAGCAGTAGGACGGCAGCACAATTGAAGATAGCGACAGCCGATAGTTTAGATAATGCAGAAGGAACGATCCGCATTGTTTGGAAAACAGATTATGCCAACACAATTTCGCATTCATTGTTCCATTTCAATATGACCGGTCTTACCTTTAGAGGCCTTTTTGATTATGCAGACGATAAATTCAAGTTTCAAGACAGCAATGGCAATAATATCGAATCGGCTGCACAAACCTTCGCCGCTGGCGACATCATGATTTTTCATTATGTCTATGGCCCCGGCACGATGAAGATTTATAAAAATAGCTCAGAGATAGCGACTGGATCAGTTTATGCTCCTCCGGCGTTCGGCACAAATCTTTATATTGGTTTGAAGAATGACGTTACAGATCATGCGGGTGGCACCTTCATGGGCTTTGAAACCTTTGCTCAAGCCATGAGTGCAACCGAAGTTTCCAATGATTATGCCAACATACTTGAGCATGTGGAAGATGATCGGCGACTATCTCCGATCCCCTGGCTGTGGACGAAGGATGGGGATGATGTTGTCGATAACTGCGACGACAGCACGAGGGATAATTATTGTGTGATTGGGGGAATACCGGGAAGCGTACAGGCTGAAACCGAAATGCAGATGCTCAAAGCAGGAGAGTCTTTACCCGGTATTTATATCGCTAGATGTCGGATGCCGTACAATAAGTTTGTGTATCCAACATCTCAGTGGTATGCAGAAATGCAAGGAACATCTGATGGTGCATGTAGTGGCGGACAATATGAGCAAACGGCGGTTTCAACGGCTACTGTAGTAGAAACTTTAGATCCCGATTATCCCGAAGAGTTCCGTGGCGACATCCACTTTTTTGGGAGATTGGGTTCTGATGCGACTGAGAACGTGTGGATAACTCCGGTGATGTATTTTGGTCCTGGCGGAGATGTCATTGAGGGAGACCAAAAATACTGTGTGCTTATAAATGGTTTCCGATGGTATTATCTCGGCTCAATGTATTTTGATTATCCAAAATTTGTTGATGATACAACAAAGCAAAGCCGATGGGGTATAGAAGTTACTGATGGAACGTTTCCGACTAATTTCCGTGGCGATTTTTTGATGGCGCTCAATGGAGAACTAATCCATGTAGATGGTAATGTATATGCGTCATATTATCTAACTATTTCTAAGGAATCTGTTTATCGTACAGATAGTGCGGGATCGTTGCTGAGTTTATATCCAACTAAAGGTAGGAAAATAGAGCTGTTACCAGAAGAGCTCAATTATATCTGGATTATTATGGCGAACGACACCGGAATTTTAACAATTACGGATACGATGACATTTACATCGGTAGAAATTAGACCTCGTTGGACTTTATTATGAATAATTTACGAGTGGTGGTTTATTCTACAGGAACGACACCAATCAATGATCCTATGGGAGAACTGGAATTGATTGAGGGATTGAATTTTTCTAAAGGTTATCCGGGCGGTCTTTATCTAAATGCCTCGATGAATGTTCCGCGCGATATTGCTCAGAGCTGGTTTGTCAAAGGTGCCCAACGGCTTGTAATTATGAATGGGCTAGAAATGGTCTGGGAAGGCAAGATTGCAGATTTGCGCCGGGCTCTCCAACGAGCATCTCAAGGCGTTGAAATCGAAGCCGTAGGTTATTGGGGCGCTCTACTTGCCACGCGGAGATTGCAAAGGCTTTATGCCGACGCCAGGACCGATGAACAAACATGGATGTGGTCGACTCCTGTGGATTATCAAGCGGAACAAACGAACGTTATCCGATACGATGAAAACGAACGTTATCCGATACGATGAAGATCAAGGCGAGAACATGCTGCGTTTTGTTCCGCAGGGAGGAGTTACATGGGCGGCCAATGATACGGCACGCTTGACCTATCTCGCACCTACGGGCGAAACCATAAGACGCGTCGATTATGATTATGACTTTCTTGAAGCGAGCGGACAGACATGGAAGATGAGATTGCGAGATGAAGCGAATGCGACTGATCTTTTCGTTATTGATGCAACGGGCAGCAATACGGGCCAGAATGTAGAACCTGCTGCTGGATGTAATGAACTCAGTTTCGAGATTGTTTCTTTAGCAGGGAGCCAAACTGTTCCAACTGCTTCGCTTGATCTATATGCCGAAATGAGAAATATCACCGTTTATGCCACCATGAATCACACGCCAGCCGGGGGCAAGAATGTCGTCAATCTATATGAGATCGCTCGAGACTTACGCGCCGAGCTTACAGATTTATCAAGCAACGAGACATTGATCGGAAGCAATACACTAGACTTGAGGCCGATCATTGCTGATGGTTTTCCAACGATCGGTGATATTCTGCAGGAGGCGGCAAGTTATGGCGACAGCTCACAGAATAGATGGGCAGTTGGCATTAGAGGATCGCATCTTTCAACTGACAGCAAGCCTATTCTTTTCGCTGAACAGTATCCGGTGCTTACTGATTATGATTATGCCGTTCGGGTAGAAGAGAGTAATCTTGCACCTAATTTCGACATCTCCGAAGGCTATATCGGATCGGACGAAAACAATGTTTGGAACTGGATTGTTGTTCAATATCGCGATGAGCGGGGGTTCAATCAGTGGGTAACGCCAGATGATAATGCTAATTTGAAGGACACGACCAGCATCAGTGATTGGGGACAGCGCGATTATCTGATTCGCATAGGTCATGCTGATCAATCCGTAGCCGTGAATATCGGGCGTCGCTTCCTCGAGGCGCACAAAGATCCTTATTGGCACATGGCTAGGTCGATCAAGATTGAGGGCCATATTCGTAAAAAGAGTGGCGACTTGCTTCCCGCTTCGCAGATCCAGGCTGGCAAGCGCTTGAGGATCGAGAATTTCCTGCAAGATCCCGCATTGGACGCAGATGATCTTATTTTCCTGATCACCAAGACGAACTACCGCGACGACAAGGAGACCTGTGAGATCACGACTGGGCGACCGAACTCGCTCGATATTTACCTTGCGCAGCAGGATTTAGAACTGCATAGATTAGGGAGGACGTAATGAGAGCAACACTCGTAGATGTATCAAAGCATCAAGGAAATATAAACGGCGAAAAGATTGCCGAAGCAGGATTCTGTGGAATCGTTGCACGATGTACATTAGGATGGGGTTATATTGATCCGCAATACTCAAGAAATCTCGCGCAGGCGGTTGCAAATAATCTCATCTTTGGGGCTTATCATGTCATCTGGCCGCGCAACAAAGCGGTGCTGAAAGAGGTTGATTGGTTCCTACAAAATCTTGGATCTCAAGTGGATCTTGTTGTTTGTGACATCGAAGTTCATGCCGAACAAAATGTCTTAGGATATGCCGAAGAGTGGTTGACTGAAGTTGAAAAGCATCTTGGACAAAGGCCAATCATTTATACTGGGTCGTGGTTCTGGAATCAACTCCCCTCACCCGCAGGATGGGAAAAAGATTATTCGCTTTGGGAAGCTGAATACTTATCGGTCCCGCCCGGTCAGATGAAGTGGGACCCTTCACAAGCACCTCAAGAAAAAGACCCGACAAGCCTTGGGCGCGGATGGGACACATGGACATTCTGGCAGTGGACCTCAAGTGGTAAGCCGATTGGTGTTCAAAGCGAGTCGCTTGACTATAATGTTTTCAATGGTACTGAAGACCAATTGCGGGAATGGCTGAAATCACCTATAACTCATAAGGTGGAGGTGGACATCCCGAAAGAAGCCGAGATCATTGAATTTACACTCAAAAGGATATAACATGATTGCACCGAAGATGCCAGAAATAGACCCCATTGAATTATCTCGTTGGCAGGGGGGAGTTGATCAAAAACTAAATGGCTTAGATTCACGCCTTGGAGGTGTTGAACTAAGACTTGATGTTTTACCGGATAAGATAGAAAAACGATTCGAAAAGGTGATCAATAGTTCTTCGTCAGGGGGAAAGAACGCGGTCACCTTTCGGTGGGTACTTGAAAAGATAGCACTACCATTGATCATCGGTGGTGGAAGTGCGGGAGCGGTACTCTATGCGATTGTTAAGTCACTCCAGAATGGTTCATTAGGTCTTCACTAGGGGCTAGTGGAGGGCTATTCCTTTGAGTGATGACGAAACACTAAAAGCAAGGCTCGCCCTGGCTTTTTTGCTTTTAATTCTGATAGCGTTAATTGCAAGAGCTGCGGAGGCAAGCAATGAATGTCTCAATGAGTGGTACTGGCCGAAGTGTGATGATGGATGGCCGATCAACGGCTATTGGGCTTGGAACAAGGTTTGGGTTCCTGGCTACATCACGATTGAAACATGGTTTACTCCTGCTCCTGATCATTTTAGCGGTCGGGTGGTTTATTATGATCAGGGAGTTATGGAAGCAACCGCCACATGGCGCGGTTTATCGTTAGATGGTTATGTCGATGGCGTTGCACTCATGTCACCCGCGGACATTGGGCACAGAGTATGGATTAAATTCGATGGCAATTGGGAAGGTCCATTTTTAGTTGTGGATTGTGCTCGGCGAGGTGATATGTACCCCGTCATCATGCACAGGGAAGAGGCGGTTGAGGTTGGATGGGAAACCGCCCAAAGATGGGAGCTCGAACCACCTTATCCTAATGTTGAGATTTCTAAAACGAAACCGCGATATGGTGAAAGTGTTATATTATCAGAATGGTATGATGAGATCGTGGAGTACGCTGATCGCACAGGACCGAGGATCTATTTCCGGCCCCCTAACGAATGGAGGATAAATGGCGAGTGGATGACATTCAACAACTATCATGAATTGCCACTAGCACAAAATCGTGCTACATTTCCCACAAGGAGGATACGCTAATGTTTACTCAAGAACAGATCGTCGTCATCGTCACTGCACTAATCGTACAAGCTATCAAGATCATATGGGTCAAACTACTCGGGCAGCCCAAACCATCAGTGGGACGTATTCGCCAACTTGTCTTTATCGTGGCGATCCCGCTCGCTTATTTTGTGGGGGATTTCGGTGTTCCCTCGCTCGGTGAAGATCCGATGGGTTTTGCCGTGGCCTTGATAGCAGCAGCCGGTGAAGTCCTGGTGTTCGCGCATGTGCTTTATGAAGCGATTTTGAAGGGCGTTCTTTCATGGCTGGATCGGGGGAGTGAGTTGCTTACACCTTGACGAAGGTGCTATAATAGCAATAGAGCGTCAGATTGTTCATCGCTCTCCTCCAAAGGAACCCCGCGGCCCAACCGCGGGGTTCCAGTTTAATCGGATGGGAGTTGGTTCGCCGCTTCGTCAATGGCATCAATGATGTCGTGGGCCAAGTCGTGCATCCCACGCACGCGCAGGGCATCCACAATAAGCCAAGCCTGATCAATGGGGATGCGGATGTTTACGTAAATAGGTTCTTCGTTAAGTTCTTCTGGTAAATCTGCCATGTTCGTTCCGCCTTACTTTTTGAGTAATAAGCTCAGTGAATCCGAATTTCTTTCTTATGGCTTTATCTTTGGGTTCGTATCCCTCATTGGCAATGCGCCAAGCCATTGATTTTGATGATCCATAATGGTCAGCCACTTTTCGCCAACTACCCAATTCGGCGTATAAATTCCAAACTCGATCAACTACTTGTTTTTCCATCGTTACTCTTTGTAACGCTAAGCCTGACGCATTATAGCCTATTCTATGAGCATCGCGCCAATGGATTTAAGGGCATCCTCAGGGCTGTAAACAATTCCCGGAAAACAACCGTGTAGCATCATATCTTTCACGACCTTGGCCTGGTTTTTATTTAGCCCCGATCCTTCGGTTTTGACCTCGAGGACATAGAAAGTTCCCCGGAAGGCTACAAGTAGATCCAAGGGCCATTTGACGCGATAAACTAAGGCGCCCGCAGCCTCGAGTGCCTCGATGATCTCGGGCTCGTTGGCATCCGTCCTCGCATCACGCCGGGTGACCATTTTGCCTCAACAATAACAAATCGGTATCGCTCGGAATCTCGCACAGAGCCCAAAGGCCGAGGTAGAACACCCAGATCCTGCACAACCATTCGACCTCGCAATTTTCGCATTGTTTATGGTGGGTGCGTTCATATTGCAACAGCTCGGGATGCAATGCCGGTGCTTCGGGCTTTGGGTAACGCTCCGCACACTTTCCACAAATGTACCGAGTTCTAATCATTTGATCCCCGCAGTTGGGACATGGTTTGTAGGCGGTGGGGTTATAGCCCATCATTCACCCCTCAGTGTTTTGGCGTAAGTTAATAATAGAAGCTCATCTTTAGTTAATGCATGGAATCCCAAATGGTTATTCATCGTTCGGGCCATTCTTACCGCATCCTCAGCACTTAATAAATCTGTGGCTTTCTTCAGTCTCTCGTAATCGTTGAGGCGGCGCAAAATCTCTCCTTCGTCCATCGGCCTTTCACATTCTCTACAATATGGCAGTTGATGGGTTTCAATTCCATCCTCTGTAAGTATCCACTCATGCCTGTGTGTCATTTCTCTCCTCACAATATTTGCATCTCTTCAGCCGTTCATCCACGATCGGTGGGTCATAGCAATAAGCCCGGCCACAGATCGATACCCACTGGATCAGCTTGCCCTGCATCTTGAAGGGCTTGTCGATCTCACGGAAACGATGCTGGTACTTGCCTTCCTGACAGGCTTGCCAAACTATTTCGTTCGTTTCAACTTCAGCGGTGCTTGATCGATCCATAGCTGCACCATCGTTTCATCATATATCCGGTCCATGCGTTCACGGAACCAGATCCTGAATTCTCTCGAATGACCGGCATTAGCGTGGAATAATCTGCAATTCAGCGAGCAGTTGTGTTTGTTATAAAAATAATCCTGTAGCTCATTGGGCAACTTCTGGAATACGTTTCTCGGAATGAGAACTTCATTGATTGCAAGCGGTCCTTTGCAGGTATGCCAAAGATAATCAACCCCTTCACAATCAAATTGATGCCCTCCAAAGCTGCCCTTGCGTCTTGGGTCGTTCAGGAGCAATAAGCGTAAATCATCGCGATTCATATTCTTCTTGTATTTTTTCAGAACGCCAAACATCTCGGCAATCTGTACATAACCATTCGTTTAGTTCTTCAATCCAATGTGTTGCGGTATTTCCACAATCACAAAGTTTATTTCGTAATCTTTCAATTGCCTCAAATACAAGTGCTTCTTCAATTGTTCCTAACAATAAATCTGCCCATATTTCATCCAAAAGTTTTTTAGCTAATTCATCGTTGTTTAATTGAGATACTTGTTGATGAAAATTTGTGAGCTTTTCTAACACATCCATATTATTACTCCCAGCAAAAATCATTGTGGCTAACATCCATTGCAAATCGCTGATTTTCTCGCAAGATGTAATCTTTAGTTCTTCTAGCAGTAACCGAAGATCGTCACGGTTCACTAAATTTATCTTTCAAATAATCCAGTTCATCGGCGAGTGCTATTAAACGCATTCCAATATCTCGAATATCGGGTGCAAATCGAATGCGCTTCATAATGCCACCATCCATAATTGTCTTTACCGCTTCGCCAATTTTGTTTGCATTCCATGTTAAGATTTGCACACCACTGGCTTCTTGAAATTCGCTGATTGCGCGTTCCAGCTCATCTACATGTCGCTTTGCTTCTAAGCTAATCCTTTCGCCTTCTTTTTTTCCGATTTCAAACCCACGTTGATACTCAGCATCTTGTGCTTCGCGGGATAAAGACCTATCTACTAATGCTCTGACAAATGCCGCGGCTATGGACCTTGACATCTCAGCTCGCTTATCAGAATGTAAAGATAATGGTTTTCTTCGGGCTCGCAATCCTTCGCCATCTGGTATATACAATCCCCATTTTGGCGGCAATATTTTAAGATCAACAATACCCTTTGGAGCGACAATTGAGAATAAATCCAGGTGCGGTTCAAACTCAGCGAATTTTCGCGTATCTTGTAACTCCCTCCGCAAATCTCCCCTCGATGTCTTGATCTCTAGGCCATGCAATCTCAATCCTTTGCTTGGCCATGTATCAAATACAATGGCATCAAGTTTGCGGCTGTATCCAAATCCGGCGCCATTATGCACTTGAACTGCGGTCACATACCGTGGCTGTCTGACCGTCATCGGCCAACGCACCATAATTGCTTTTATCAAATCAGCTTCGTTCATCTTCTTTCCTTCACCAGCAAATAAACCACCAGCACGATCGGGAACAGGAAGCAGGCGACGGTGATCCATTCGTCTAGGGCCATCCTTCAAACGCCTTCTGGAAAATCTTGCCGGCGATCCTTGAGGCCTCCAGATTTCCATTCCACCACAGGCTCAGCATCGTCGGCGCGATAACGTTCCGCTGTCCGCCCTCCCATGCTTGCACCGTATACCATGACACATTCAGCAACTCGGCGAATTCCGCAATGCTCATTCCCAGTTCCTGCCTGCGGATCCGCTTGAGCTCCTGGCGGGCGCGGTGTTTAATATGGGATTTCGTCATCGTCTTTTGTGATTTGAGTGGAAACAATCCAGCCATCACCATTGCACTTCCAACATTTTATTTGGTCGGGTATTGGCATACCTTCCATTTCTGGAGCACAGGCGTCGGTAGCCATGTCTTTGGTGACATATCTGGTTTGAACAACATAACCCTGCCCTTCACAGTCGGGGCAAACAACTTGAACCCCAAAATACTTATCTTCATCAAATCCCTGTTCATGGTAGATGGTGGTCATCGCTTTGCTCCTCCACACACAAACTCCACTTCAACCTGTTCGCCCAAAACGCCAACCAACGTCTTTTCCGCAATCGCCTTACCGCGATCTTCAAGCCAATCACGCTGGTCTTCGGACTCACAAATCACCGTGAACTTCCCGTCTTTACGTCCACCGTATTCTGTGGGTTGCCAGAACTTATTAAACTCACCTGAAGCTTTATACATGGTTCTTTTGTAATAGGTGTTTCTTATTGTGATTAGTGTTTGTATCCAGGGTGTTTGATCTAAGTTCATGTTTTTAATTCCTTAGCGGTTTCATTTGGAAAATTAGGCAAACTTCCCCCCTAACCCCCATAGCAAGATAGGAAGATCAGGGGGGATGGTTTCACCCGGAGCCATTGAGGGTTCCTTCCCTGCGGCTTTGCTGCCCGTGGCGGGATTACCGCTACCCTACCCGCTGATCCTGACCGAAGTCAACCACGTCGCCCGGCTAATGCCTGCTTGACCAGTTTACTATGATTGCTGGCTCTTGTTGCGCGGTGCCAAACCGCGAAATACTTCTATTCAATTATTGGACATAAAGATAATTCAACTTCTTCTTTTAGTTGTTTCTTGGGGACTAAAAACATAGGTGTTTGTGAACCTTTTAATTCATGTCTTTTGGGTTTAGGCTTTATCGGAGTTATTTCTTTGGCATAGTTCCAAAAACTACCATTATCTGTAATCCACCACAGTATTACTGGAACACCGATTTCTGACAATCTTTTACATGCGATCAAAGATGCTTGTTCAATGGTTAATGTAGGATAATTGGAACCATTAGGTGCTGCTTTGATTTGAAGCAAATGATTTCCTGATATTGGGGATGTAAGTTCGGCATCTGGAAAATGCTTGATTAAAGCTATATCATTATCATAATTAAAGCGCATATTTGATCGCACCCATTGAGGGATTGCCCTGAGCAATCTTATTGAATAGCCTTTGTCTAAGAACCACTGAAATACTAATCTTTCGGCTATTTCTGATGTTTTAAATCTATCGATTACATCTTCCATATCATTAAATCTCTTGCTAGATAAAGCCACTTTTTATTGGCCTTGGCTTTAGAAACATATTCACCACCGTGTTGTTGTGTTGAATAAGGCACTTGTATTCTATGCCACGGTGGACCAATGCGGTAAATGATTTCTGCAGCGTGATCAATAATGCCCCAGTTTTCTTGGGTTGGGCCGATAATGAGTGCTGTATATTCTGTTTTCTCTTGACATTCAATTATTATCTTTGTGAGCTCATCATGAAAACGATCAAGTGACATATTAGCAAGATTGGTTTCATGATCGTTATATTCGCCTTTTTTTTGTTTCCAATATGGGGGATCAAGAAAGATCATTTTTGCTTTTTTGAAGTTTGGTAATCCTTGTTTGACAATATCTCTTTTTTGAATATCACTTCTGATCGGATCAATATCATAGGCAAGACATTCTCGACTGCCAAAATCTAAATCATCACTATTACAGACGTCTATTGTGACACCTCCGCCCGCAAATAGATCTACAACAAGATCGCCTGGGTCAGTATAGTAATAATTGAGGTTCATTAAAACTTGTGCTGGTATATTGCCGGGGTGTTCCATGCCAAAACGTTCATCGCGAAACGCAAACCCCCAAACTTGATAGACTCTAAGCCAAGCCCTTCTGCTATCACCTGCTGCCCCATTAATCGCCTGTCTAAGTTCTCTGACAGACCATTCTTTGCGTTCTGCTTTTTCCAACCACTTTTGTTGTTCTTCTGGTTCAAGCGCGGCTACTTGTTCGTGATGTGACCATTTCAAATTTATTCTACGTAGAACAAATTTAACATTTTCTGCGACCCACCTATATTTGTTTAAAGTTGAATATTCATAATCAGGAAAGGCCGATAAGAGTTGTGTTCCTTTATCGCCGTATTGCGTTTCTATTTGACAAAGAGCATCGCCAATGTTCCATTGAACCGCGTCACCTATGTTGTGCATCCCATTAAAAAACGCCTGCCATTCTTCCCACTCGGGAACACGATCTAATATAAGTCCCGTGCGCGTTACAACGAAGGGACCAACTGATAGGGCCGGGATTATATTTTTGCGAGTGGCAAGTTCATTCATGATTAAATAGCTGATGCCCACTATTTAGGTGGTCGCGGTGGACACGAAGCACGACTAGGAGCTTTGGGCCGCGCCCACCTAAGTAGTAGGCACCATGATTAATAGTCAAAGTCGCGCTTGTGTCCATATCAAGACTCTAGCACATTCTCAATCTTAGTGCAAGTGGGACCGTGGCTGATTGCCGGGATGGTGTCAAGGTCGGTCATTAAGAATATCTAATGCCGATTTGGGCCAATAAATATAAGCAGGATCCTCTTCCCATTCTGCGGGCAAATCCTCTTCCATAATGTAGCAATCCTGACGAAGTCCATCCATCTCTAATTCTGGTGTAGCCCAGATGGAAGCAAGATAAACATAAGTTTCGTCTTGAGGAATAGGCTTTCCATCTCGATATATTTCGCCGCCTGTACAGTCCCAATCGCCCGCCAAGCCTGCTGAAGCAGTGAAAGGTTTATTGTCTTTTATTAGTTTGGCAGCCTTATTCCAATCAAAAACCATGAGCGGATCTCCTGCTATTCTTGCAGCTTCACCTCTCATAAATGCTGACATATTTCTAGTCCATATATCCATGTCACTCTCCTTAGATAATAGCTAGGGAGTTGGCCTCACACGACATCTCTCCAGGGCTCCTTTCGTTTGGATTGACCAACTCCCTTCAACAAATCTCAAATAAATGCCAAATCAGTTGGCCGTCATATTGTTGAAAAGTACTTATATAATCTTTTTTTGATAAATCAGTAATAATGTGGCCCGTTCCTTTGATTTGAAATGTTCGATATTCTGGAGGATTTCCTGCAATAACTAACGCCCAGAGCACAGGATGACCAAATTGCATTTGCACATCCAATATTTCTGCGCCCTCAGGCATTTGGATCTGGAACTGATCTTGGATTGGTATTTCAAACTTCCAAATAGTTTTATACATAACTCCTCCTTGTGAAGGGGCCAGCCATCCGTCAAGCCTGTACTTGTAGGGGGAATGGCCTCAGCGGGTGCTGAGTTGTCACGTGAATTGGCCAGCCAACAATCCAATAAAAATCCATAATGGCAAACTGAACAAAATGCCATATAAACATCCTCGTGCAGGAGCAAGCGGGCAGTCTTCATTCAAGTGGTTCATCTCAATAACTCCCCTGTTATGATATGTGGTGTTAACTTCACCATTCTGTTGAACAAAGAAAGCCTCGGCCATTATGCTCAACCCATTCTGCCGCGGTTTTCTCATCAATTATCCAATCCTCTTCCGGCAAATACTGATCACGAATTATCTTGATCACTTCATCATCAGGAATCTGTCGCCATTCGGTGTCTTTTTCAAAATCAATCTCGCTTAAAATACTGTGTTCTTCAACTAACAATTTTTTTAGATCGTCCAACGATTCGGCAATCCAAGTATCATAATCATCAGTAAAACACGATAAAGCCATCGTTCCTCCTTTTTGGTTTCGATAATTGACTTTATCCTAAGTATTCTTCAAACGGAACCTTCCACAACCAGTTTTGCCTACTCCAATAGCGCATATAATTCTTTAGTTCTTGGTCGGTCCATTTCCCATTTACATATGAATTCTTTTGTAATGAATCAATGGGTTGGTATCGCATTGGATTCGGCCATGCTTTCAAGCCCTTTATCGTTTCTAGTCGGTATCGGGCATCTTCAGGATCATCGTTATATCCAATCAAAACATAAACTCTAATATGCCATGTTGAAAAGCCCGATGCGGTCAAAATCTCAAAGGCTTTCATAAATTGTTTTTCTAGCCTTGAATGGTCCCATGCCAATCTAATACACTTAGTATCTAATTCTCGTAACCGATCAGCATGATGAATGGTAAGAAGTCTAGCATCTAAACCCTGATTAAAATCAATTCCTTTTAATGGCTTGAGTTTATCAATAACTGAATCAAAGTGATTGAAACTTGTTGCTAATAGATTATTGTCACAAATGATTGGTCGAATCGGCCAATTCTCTAATTCATAAAGATTACCCTCTATGCTAGGAACAATACAAAATGAGCAATTACGAATACAACCACGACTCGTGAAAGTCGCTTGTGGATTATGTAGTTTAATTGCATCCCTATAAAAATCTCCGACTTCTGCAACATCATCAAAGAAGGTGGGATCATAAGATACAGCGGGACCACCCACCATTACCTTATAACCTAACGACTTATACCAAACACATTTCTGATATGCTTCTTGTTTTTGCCAAGAGAACACAACAGAAATATATGCCGTTTCGTCCTCGATCCACTCAACTAATCCCGATTTCCACATTTTATGCTTTCGATAACGTAAATTATCGTAACAGCTCCTTCGCATCGTCGGACATATTATTGAGTGCATTGAATAATTCAATCCAGGCCGTCATTTCAACTTTATTCAATCCAACTATCTCATAGACTTCCCGTGCTTTTTTCGCCCATTTAGCCAATTCCGCCAACTCCCTCAACACACGGGCCATGCGTTTTCGCTGAATCAATAATTCTATTATTGGCGAATCAGATGCTTCCTCAATCTCATCCAGCCACATCATCTACTCCTGCCTTGAGAGCTTTCCCAAGCTCACAAACCAAATCCGGATCTACACTATCATAAACCAACCAGGCAATTCTCTCTATCTCTAGCAACCTTTCTTTCTCGGCTTTAAGTCGTGCTATACGCCGTTTAGCATCACACAACTCGACATCGCCAACAAAGCCACTGCTCGATGCTTGTATCTTACTCATCGTCATCTCCTGCTTTGAGGGCGTCAAGTATTCTTCTGCTTCTTTTCTTTCCTGTGCTAACCATTCTTCGTATTGCTCATCTTTCATAGATGAATTTTCATACATCGCTTTATTTTCTGCCCACCGCTTGAATTTTGACCATCCTTCCCTCAACCTCTCATTCTCGGCTTCGAGTTGGGCAACATATTCCCTCGCAAAATCTGGATCGGCCAACCTTTCCCATTTCCATTGTTCAAGTGTTTTAGCCATCACAATCTCCTGCTTTGAGGGCATCAGCCAATGCTAATCCAATCGTCTCGGGAATATGCCATTTATCACCCTCGCCCTCAACGAGTATGTATTTCAAGGTATATCCATCTTCTTTCTTTTCAAACAGCCAATTGCACACCTTCTCAACTTTCCGCAACCTCTCAATCTCAGCTTCGAGTTGGGCAACTTCATCTGTTACATCTATTTCTTGATCTGGCAATGGGTCGGCTGATGTCCCGCCCAAAAGGGGATAACGTAAGATCACTTTACAGTATTCATTTCGCTCACTCAGTTTCATCGTCGGTCTCCTCGCCCAACGCTTCCTGGCACAGATAGCACCACTTCTCACCCTTCACCAGCTTGTCATATCGCCCACACAGTTCACAATTATCGAACTCGGGCTTTTCATAGAACATTCGGATCATCTCGTTTGTGAGCTCCTCTTGATCGGTCATCAGATGTCTCCTCATAAAATGCAATGCGGTAGGGTTCCATATCAGAGCCCATCTCACACGGCCTTCATTGCGGATCTCGGCCAGGGACACAATCGGCTTACTTTGCAGGGTCATCTAAGATCGCCTTGAGCTCTTTCAAGAACACCTTGCGGACCAGTTCGCTTTTTGAACAACCAACAGCTCGGCACACATTGGTCATATAAAGGATAACGGTCCCGTGCGGGATACTGGTTTCTTCTGCGATCTCGATATTGGAGTAGCCCTGGATTGCGAGCCTACCCACAATCCTTTCGTTCTTAGAAAGCTGCGGGTAGGCCCGGAATGGGTCGTTGAGTAGCTGGTTGATCTCAAGCACTTTGTTGATTGGTTTCATGCTGTTTCTCCATATATCTCATTGCCTCAAATAAAAGAAAGTCTAGCTCGACCACCATTCTATACGGAACATTTGGTGGGCTTATTGGTGGATCAATTAATGCGTCCCGACACTCCTTGAGTTCTGGCTCCCACTTATCGAGTGTTTCTTTTATTGTTTTGATGAACTTCTCGATCTTATCTGATTGAGACATAAGGTTTACCCTCTTTACGGAACTCCAGAAGCTCAGGATGTGCTTTGGCATAACCATCAAGGGCTTTATTGTCCCACGTGATTCGGCCATTATTGAAGACAGCCTTAAGAAATTCACCATCCACCGTTTCGCCAAGCTCAATAGTCATATCCTTGATCTTTTGTTCAAGTGCGGTGGTTTTTGAAGATGCGATTTCGATCTTATCTCCAAACTCATCTCGGATAGATTGAACTTTTTGTTTGACCTCATTTGGCATAACCTCATCGATCATTCGCTCTTGCTCTTGTTGGACAAGGACAAGTTCAGCTCGGATCTCTGCCAAATCATCAAGAAGTTTTGTTATTTCTTTTTTCATGACTGTTCTCCTAACATGTCAATCGCCTTGGCGATGGCCTCTTCATTATCCCCCCGCTCCCATGCTGCATTGGCGACCTTCGCGCGCTCATCCGATGCAATGTCAGGAAACTCCTCTTTCAACTGCGATCGGAGCACCACGTAACCGATCGCCTCGGTCATGTCCAGATCGCCATAGGGCACGTCAATGAACGGCGATTGATTGAGGATGTTCACGGCATGAGGTCGGGCCTGCACCAGTTGGAGATCCATGATCTTGTCGATGATTTTTTGTTCCCATTGGTTCTTCAATCTAGGAGCAGATATTGACGTTTCTTTTTCTTGTTTTGGTTGTTCGGGCGTGATCACTGTTCCAATTTCCATGTCTTCTAAATCTTGCGTGAAGAATTCTGAAGCATTGACAGCGATCAAGGTTGCAGCTATCAGAGATCGTTTCTGTGCCATCTTATCGATGGTGTTTACAAGGTCTTGCGGATTTTCGTTCTTGATCATGCCTCGATCTTGACCTTCGATCTCTTCAGCACCGTCCGACCATTTTTTGCCGCACCCGCCCTTTTTATGCCAACACAGCCAACCACCACCGTATTCTTCCTTGCCTTTGATGATGGCTTCCTGTCCACATTCGGGACATACTGGATTGGCGGTCCTGAAGCGGTATTTCTTTTCCCATGAGTTGCAGGAACCTACGCCATGACCAACAAGCATTTCGCCACGATACAGTAAGCATCCATATTGAAAATAGAAGAATGGTTCTCCGTGATGATTGTCGCCGTTCCAATCAAGATTTTTTTCTAAGACCTCAAACTTTGGTGAAAGGCCAAAGAAGGTGGTCAGTTTTTCGGCTCCCGGTTTTAGCAATGTAGGCTTATCTGTTCCGGGGATGATGCCATAATCAGTTCCTTCAACCATGATCCCTTTGACAAATTCCACCAAAGTATCACGGCGATTGACTGCCAGTTGAATGTCCATAACTGGCATGATCGCAAATTCATCAGTCATCGTTATTCTCCTTTATATTTTCCCAATTTTTCTCGGTCAAAATATATGTAAATACATCAAACCGCGGAACAAGATGGATGGCAACTAATTTCTCGCATCCTCCACTTTCGTGATCACATGTTGTTAAATGTGTATCTGAATAACTCTTGAGCGGTAAATATCTGTGTTGTTCAAGACCGCAATGCGGGCAAGTAAACTTTATACGCACCTGCGGAACATAGTCATTTTCGGATGTGTTAGACATCTCAACCCTCCACAAACACATAATCGGCAAGATCCTCGATCCCGTAATCTTTGCCGACTTGATATAAAACTGCTCTGAGCTGGTTGTTCTCCGTCTGCAGATCATCGTTCGCCTTGGTTAGTTTGCGGATCTTTGCCAAGAGCGGAGCCCGGTAGCTTTCGAGCAGTTCTTCCTGATTTTCGCGTAATTGTTGGAATGTCATCTTGTCACTCTCCTCATAAGTAATTATATAATAGGTTTATAGTCATGTCAAGCACTAAATTGCATCGCAAAGACGTTTTGTGGTAAAGTATCACCGTGGCTAAATTCAACTAAAATGCGTGAAACGAATAAAGCGAAGCAAGCTTTTGAAGATTATTTCAATATGGGACCAGGTCGGTCTCTTCGTGCATTACATGAAGAATACTGTCAACGAACCAAAGATAAACCGCCAACAAAAAGGTTTGAGACGATAGCTACTTGGTCTACAAAGCACCATTGGCAGGATCGTATTGCACAGAGAGAACATGAAATAGCTCAAGCACAGTTTGAGGCCATTAAAGAAAGGGCGATTGAATCAAGCTATGCTTATTGGCCCAAGCGTGTTAAGGATCTAATCGAATTGGCCGAACTTTTACTGGAAGAGATACAAACCGAAGACAAAAGATGGCTACCAGATGTCAAGCAGATCGGTGGCGGGGAATTTGCCGAGCGAGTTGACATCGTTCGTTTTAATTCGGCACTTATTGAACAATTCCGAAGGACATTAGATGATATTGCATCTGAAGTTGGCGAACGGATTAGCAGACATGCTGTTGTAGGTGCCGAGGAAGGTCCAGTAATCATCAAAGTGATAAGAGATGGAATTGGTCGTTCGTCTCAAAACTCCACATGAAAAACAGCGCGCATTTATTGAGAGCAAGGCCAAGCGCAAGATTGTGCGTGCTGGAAGACGAAGTGGCAAAACAACAGGCGCATCCATTAAAGCCGTTGATGATTTTCTCGATGGCCATCGAATTCTCTATGCTGTACCCACCCAAGAACAAGTTGATCGATTTTGGTTTGAGTGTAAGATTGCACTAAAAGAACCAATTGAAGCAGGTATTTACTATAAGAATGAAACCAAACATATCATTGAACTTCCCGGTACGGAGCAGCGCATTAGAGCAAAAACTGCGTGGAATGCAGATTCATTGAGAGGCGATTACGCTGATGAATTAATACTTGATGAATATCAGCAGATGGATGAAGACGCTTGGAGTTTGGTTGGAGCTCCGATGATGTTAGATACAGATGGAAATACAACTTTTATTTATACGCAAAAGCGCGGCAAACATCATTCTAAGGAATTATTTAAGAAAGCAAAAGAAGATCAATCTGGACGCTGGGAAACCTTTGTTTTTAGTAGTCACGATAATCCCCATTTGAGTCAAGAGGCATTAGACGAAATCACATTAGATATGACGACAATCGCTTACCGCGCCGAGATCCTTGCCGAGGACATCGAAGACGACCCAATGGCACTATGGCGCCGGCAGGAGATGATCGAGGACCATCGTGTCACTTCGCACCCTGCTCTAGTTCGTGTTATTGTAGGGGTTGATCCTCCTGGCGGTGCAACCGAGTGCGGGATCATCGTTGGTGCTTTGGGAAAAGACGGAGATGGATATATCATAGAGGACAGGAGCCTCAAGGCTTCGCCTGCCAAATGGGGCTCGGAGGTTCTCACGGCATACCACCATAATGAAGCCGACCGGATCGTAGGAGAAAAGAACTACGGCGGGGATATGGTGGAGAATACCATCCGCAGGCTTGAAGGCGGTGAGCTAGTATCTTACAAAGATGTCCACGCCACAAGAGGCAAAGCAGTTCGGGCAGAGCCAGTTGCGGCATTGTACGAACAAGGTAGAATTCATCATGTGGGCGAATTCCCCGATCTGGAAGACGAGCTCTGCACCTGGGTTCCGGGGGTTTCCAAATGGTCGCCGAACCGACTGGATGCTTTGGTTTGGGTTATCACAGAAATCATCCCGGCGATCCGAGCGAGGAGTTTACCCGAGACACAACCTATTCAAGAATCCAAATTCCTAGAAGAGCCAGTAGGCGAGAAATCTAGGTGGAAGCGATATTAACATGCCACAAAACAAAGAAATCGGAATCGTAGGACTTGACGAGTGGAGCGGGCAGATCCGTGAGGATTTCCTGCGAGAGCTACAAGGTAAAGAGGGCTTCAAGCGTTATAACGAGATGCGGCTCAACTCGCCCATCATCGGAGCCCTGCTTGTTGCCATCAAGCAGTCCATCCTTTCTATCGATTGGAATTATGAAAGCGAAGAGGGCGAAGAGGATCCCCGCTTGGAGATCCTTAATGATTCCTGGGACACGATGTCGCACTCTCAGAAGGACCACATCGAAGAGGCGCTCACATTCCTACCCTTCGGTCATTCGATCTTCGAGATCGTCTACCAGCGCGACGGGAGCCGGATCTTGTGGCGCAAGTTCGCTCCTCGAGGTCAGGACACGGTTTGGAAGTGGGACCTTGACGAAAAGGGCGGGATGGAAGGCGTCGTGCAGCAGACGGTGAGGAATCCGACGCCGACGCCGATTCCGATTGAAAAGCTGATCGTCTACCGGGTGAATATCGAGAAGAACAATCCAGAAGGTCGCAGTATTTTGAGGCAATCTTGGATTCCATACTACTACGCCAAGAACATCCAGCAGATCGAAGCGATCGGGATTGAGCGCGATCTGGCGGGCTTGCCGGTTATTGGACTTCCAGAAAATGCAACGACCGACGAAACCGATACCAATTCGGATTACAGCAAAGCGAGTAAGCTGGTTCGCAACATCCGTAACGATGAGCAGGCGGGCGTGGTCAGACCGTTTGGTTGGGAGGTGCAATTACTGTCCACTGGCGGCTCGAGGCAGTTCAACACCGACGAGATCGTCAAGCGCTACGAGAGCCGGATGCTGATGAGCGCCCTGGCGCAGTTCTTGATGCTCGGCCAGGAGCAGGTCGGGTCCCTTGCCCTATCCCGAGATCAAACGGATTTCTTCACGATGGCCGTCAACGCGACCGCCGACATCATCTCCGAGACGCACACGAAGTTCGCCATCCCGCGCTTGATGAGGCTCAACGGCTATGATGCGGAGGGACTGCGCTTCGATCACTCGCCTGCAGGCGATGTGGACATCAAGTCTCTGGGCGAGTTCCTGACAGCCATTTCACCTTTCATCACCTGGACGACCGAGGATGAGATCTGGCTGAGAGGAGCGGCCAAGCTACCCGAGCGAGCGCCGGAAGAAATCGATGAAGTGAAAGAGCAGAAGCGCTCGATGATCACACCGATGCTCGAGGGCCTGCGGAAAAAGAAAGAGGAGCAGGAAGGCGAAGAGGAAGAGAAGATGGGAGCGGAATACTATGCCGGTGCGCCGGATGATGTTGAGCGGCGCAGGTTCGAGCGCAGATGGGAGCAGACGATCAAAAGTTATTTCGCCGATCTGAAAAAGCGGGTGATAAAAGGGGCAAAAGGCATCAAGCGTGTTTGAACCTCTCAAGCCTTTCAACCGCGTGTTCGTCACCGGACCTCAGCGATCCGGCACACGCATCTGCGCCAGGATGATCGCCCATGACACAGGACACATCTTCGTCGATGAGCGGGATTTTCACACCGACAGCCTTTACCATCTCAGCGGACTCATGGCCCGCAATCTGGACGAAAATCTGGTCGTCCACTGTCCCGCTCTATGCCGGTGGGTGCACATGCTTGGAGCTCACGATAGCGTGGCCGTGGTTCTCATGCGAAGAGAAACCGAAGACATCATCGCCAGCCAGGAGCGGATCAAGTGGATCTGGGAGTCGGTCGAATTGATGAGATACGAGGTCGCGGAAGGGAATATCGCCGAACTCAAATACTGGTATTGGGACAAATGGCAGAAAGACAAGATCGTAAATCCATTCGAGATTGAGTATGAAAGCCTCGCCTATCATCCGCTGTGGGTTGAGGAGCGGAAGGATTGGGGGGCACATCAGATGGAGGTGATGGGATGACGCATTTTCTTGACAAGATCGTCGGTCCATTATTTACAGATAAAGATATTTCTCTTGAAATTGTTTGGTTTGATCCCTGGAATCATCCAAACACCAAAATTATTGAAGGGGCTATTTTGCCATCTAAACGAATTGTTGTTATGAGTGATCAAGATTCATATTGGTTTGAAGCAGATGGAACTTCGCCAAAGGGAACTTTTTTATTAAAGGTGAATGATGCCTGACCCCCTCGACCCCGAATTCTGGATCAGAGAAGCCAGTCGATTCAGCGGCGAACTGAGCGAGCTGTTCATGCTCGCCCTGCTCGCTGGTGCGGGAAGCGGCATCGATCTCCTGCCACCCAATCTGCGGACGCTCATCGGATGGGACGTGATCAATCAGGCCGCGCTCGATTTCCTGCGTACTTACCAGTTCGAATGGATCAAGGACATCACCGAGACAACGCGCAGGCAGACGGTACAGGCCATCGAACAGTGGATCGAATCGGGCGATCCGATCTCGGCACTTGAATCAAGGCTCATCCCGATCTTCGGTGACAGCCGGGCAAGATCCATCGCCGTGACCGAAGTGACGCGCATCTTCGCATCGGGCAATATGATGGCGTGGCAGTCCACGGGTTTTGTTGGAGCGAAAAAGTGGCAGACTGCGGTGGATGAACGGGTGTGTCCATTTTGCAGACCGCTCCATAATAAGATTGTTCAGTTAGAAGGTCAGTTCGCTTTGCTTCCGCAAGATATGACACCGGAACTGTTGCAAAGACGATTTAGGGGTGGCTATGAGTTCGCCTGGATGGGGCCACCAGCTCATCCGAATTGTAGATGCTGGCTGCTCCCAGTCGTCAGTCTCGAAGGATTGCGCGAGCAGATCCGCCAAGGCTTCGGATGGTTCGGCGATCTGGATGTCGTCGAATATCTTGAAGCAAATAAGGTAGCCTATGTCGCCTAAAGTCATGGAAGTCGAAGGGCTTGACGAGCTCATTGATCGGTTGCAGCGCACACCGCAGGTCTACAAGCAGGCCGAACAGAAGACCATGGTCGCATCGCTTACGATCCTGTGGGAAAACGTGCCGCCTTATCCTCCTGCGCCAGCGACCAGTCGCTATGTTCGGACCGGGACGCTTGGTCGTTCTTTGGGCTCGTCGATGGGCGGAGGAGCTACGGGACAACCGCAAATCTTCGGCATCAAGATGTATAGCAAGGGTGCGGTTGGCAGTTTCGGCACGCGATTGAAATATGCTCAATATGTCATCGGTTCACGGCACACACAGCAGATTTATCCATTCTCCGCGTACTGGTGGACCATCGACACGATCATCGGCAAGGCCTACGGAAAGATTTTGCGTGCCTGGAAGATCATGGCCGAGGAGCTGGCGAAGTTCCTCGAAGGCAGAGGTTTATGAGCGGGAACAACAAGGACGCTAAACGATTGAAGCCCGAAGATCACCGCTGTCAGCACTGTGGGAGGTTGCTTGCCCGCGTCCGGTTAGTACCCGGCTCCTATATTGAGATCCGCTGTCCGAAGTGCTCCAGAATGTATGCTTACCAAGAGGTACTGGTTGACAGCGTACAAGAAATGGTTATACTAGATTCAGTTGAATAATTCCGCACGAGCACCTAGAGTGCCCTTGTGAGGCGAAGAGCGCCGGAGAGCGCCGTTGATCCATGCGGATCGGCGGCGTTTTTTATTTTATGCCACGACCTAGACCGGGCGAAACAGAAGACGAATACATCCCGCGTTGCATTTCTTATGTGATGAGCAACGAAGGCATCAAAGATTCGAGTCACGCGGCTGCCAAATGTCACGGCCTATGGAAGCAGTACAAGGAGGGCAAGATGGGAGCCGAAGAGTTTGACGGATGGGTCACAGTCGAAGAGATGAAAGAGTTTTGTCCCGACTGTGCCGAGCAAATGGAAGCGCATGGATTTTCTAAGATCAATATTTACGCTATTGAACGCATTCCAGAACCTATGCTCCGTGGTCTATGTGCCAAGTTCGGACCGAGTCCCGGGTTTTTCACCCGCTGTTCACAATCGTCCTTCGGCGGGTTTCCGGTTTCGGATAAGGCCCGATTCTGTGGTGCGCTCAAGAAAGCCTGTGTCGCTCGCGGCATGGCATCTTACGGAGAGAGCATGTACCTCATCGACGAGATCGACAACTACGTGACCGTGAAGCCCGGCGAACCGCTGAGGCTTTTCAAGTTCGGCAGGATCATCAAGAAAGGCGTGGAGCGGATCATCACGCCCGAGCTGGCGGCGAAATTCAAGATCCCGCATTTCAAGCCACCGATCAAGCTCGGTGGTCACGAAGATGCTTTGCCAGCAGGCGGGCATCTTGTCGGGTTGGAAGTGCGTGAAGATGGGCTTTATGGCAAGCCCGAATACAACGAAAAAGGCTCTCAGGCACTCGCTGAGGGCGCCTGGAGATATACATCACCGGAGGTTATATGGGACGAAGACGGAGGATTTGAAAATCCAGAGACAGGAGAAATGATCAACGGTCCTTTGATTGTTGGTCTGGCGCTGCTTCATCGTCCGCACCTGGGCGAGAATGCGGCGCTTTATCATGTGGAGCCAATCGGCAAGGAGAAGGTGATCATGACAGACGAAAACGTAATGGTTTCCAAGAATTTCTTTGAAAGCTTGCTTTCGAGGATTTTGCCTGAGAAGCCGGAGATCCCCGAGGAATACAAGGCGGCCGTCAAGGAGCGGGACGACCTTAAGAAAGATAAGGTCAAGGAGGAGTTCGGCGCCGCATTCGTCAAGCTGGGCGAGGAGAAAGAGACCCTGGAGATGCTCGCCGGCATGTCGAAGGAGCAGGCCGAATGGGTCATCCGCAACTTCAAGGCTCTGTCCAAGCAGATCGATGAAAGCAAGCTGACCGGCGAGGAAGGCGATACCGACAAGGGCATTGAAACTCCCGGTGGGCAGTTCCACGCGGCCATCCTTGAGGCTCAGAAAGAGCACAAGGTCGATTATCTCACGGCGATGGGTATCGTCCGTGAGTTGAAGCCCGAGTTGGCGAAAGCCTACACGGACACGCTGTAGGAGGATAAATATGACAACCTGGGGAGAATATATCACGCTTCCTGGCCTGCTCGCAGGTGCAAATCTTTCGGCGAAGCAGTATTACTGCGTGAAGCTGGCATCGACCGCGGGCGAGGTCGTGGCCGTGTCAGCCTCGTCCGACGTGGCGATCGGCATCCTGCAGAACGAACCGGCTGATGGCGAGCCCGCCGAGGTGGCGGTGCTCGGCATGTGCAAGGCTATGGTCACTCCTACGGATGTCGCCATCGGTGACATTTTGGGACCAAATTCGACAGGACTCTTGAGCGATACGTCCACGGATAACGGGCGAGTTGTAGGGATGGCGATCGATGCCTCCACCGCCGCGGGCGACATCATTCGAGTTTTCCTGTTCGGCGCGAGCCGGTACTAGGAGGTAGACGATGCCTTTACCAACAGCTTTAGACGTTCAACCTATCGATCCAATACTGACCAACATGCTGCTTGCATTTGCTCAGGCCGACAGCCGCTTTGTGGCCGCTCGGGCATTTGCCAATGTGCCGGTGGACAAAGACAACGGGACTTACATCATCCTGACCAAGAAATACTGGTTCCTGGACGAGATGAAGCCGCGCGCCTACGGCGACAAGTATTCTCGGGCGGGCTATGGGGTTTCGAGCTCAACGTACCAGACGCTTCAATACGCTCTTGCTCACCCGCTGGCCGATGAAACGCGTGCGAACTCGCAGGTCCCGATGGACTTGGAAGAGGTCGCTTTGCGCTGGCTTGCCCAGCAGTCCCT